TATTAGGATCATGAAGATCCCCTATATCTTTCCAAAATTCCTCTACTTTGTCTGTACCTCGATAAGCGATACTCATAAATCGTTCCATAATATGATTTTCACATCGACACAGAAAATCGAATCTTTGTGTATCCAAATCTTCCCACTTATGTTCTTGGTAAGGTACTCCTTTGTCTGTGTCGATAGGAGTACCATCTCGATCGCACAACTCTGAAAAAGTAAATATAGTAAATCTTCCAGAGTTTGAGTCAGCCATGGCTAATGATTTACTATAAAATGTTAATTAATTAACATCGATTTTCATATATGTTGCATGTATCGTTTTTACAAGCTGAAAATACAGCTTGCGTGACTACTAATGAACAATGTCAGTTATATATAACTTGTCTATGATTATATAATACACTTCGTATTCTGTATCTTCAATATCTTTTATGTGATCTTCTAATGTCGAGAAATATTCTACTACCTCCTTCTTGATAAGGAGTATCGTTTACTGTTTGTATCATGTACATGTCTTTTTCTTTAGTATACAATCCATTTTAATAAATCTATTTCATATTTAAAATGGACTGTATACCTAAGAAAATACATCAAATATGGATACAGGAGGAAGAACTTCCTGATAAATTTAAAGATTGCCAAAGATCTTGGCAGAAATACCAAGATAGAGGCTGGGAATATAAATTATGGCACGGTACAGAGATTAGACGAATGTTAGAGGAACACTTTCCTCATACAGTCAGTTGTTATGACAGCGCCAAATCGCATTCTTCTAGATCTAATTTTGCACGATATATTATATTATATCTACATGGCGGTATATATGTAGATACAGATATGAAATCTATCCGAGATATAAATCATTTATTTGAAGGTCATCAATTTGTAGTATGTAAAGAGACGCCTCATCAACTATGTACTTGTATAATCGGTAGTGTGGCGAAACATTCTATATTGGAGATATGTCTATCGTATTATCAGAACAGGTACTATGATCCTTATCAAATGTCCTATTTAGCATCAGGACCTGTGTTTTTCTCTAAACGTTTTGGAGATTATATAAGAGAGAAGAATCAAGACGGTATAATAGTGTATGATACTTATGTATTCTTACCCGTTTCGTTTCATGGTAGAGTAGATATGGATCCCGATATGTCAGATCCTTCACTGAGAGGAGCATATACTATACATTATTGGGATTACTCATGGAAGAAAAGTGTCGGACAAATATCTCCTATGAACGCTTTGATAATTACTATATTGATAGTTTTAGCAGCAGCATTTATTGTATGGGGAGTATATTATAGTGTCAGATGTCGTAAGTAACTTAAAATATTAATTAATATTTTTTTATATGTCACTTACTCTGGACATATACAATCGAGGACACGTTGGACATCCAGATTAGTGGCACAAACCACTTTACCTTTATTAGACAATTTTATCATAAAGTGCATATTGGGTTTATATTTGACGTCTTTGAAGATCAGACAGAGGACCTCTTTGTCTGAAAATTTCTTAGTCAAAGAGGAAAGTGTAGGTTTCTCTGGAGTGTTCCAGATCGTGACATCCTGACCATTTACATTAATATTATGAGGTTCAAGTTTACTCGATTTTGTAAACGGAATGGATTGTCCCTTCAATTGGCAAATCATATCATGTTTTGTATTATCAAGTCCGAAGAAAACAACATCCGTGTAAGCCATGATTTAAGCGATATGCTAAAGAGTTAACTAAAGAGATAGCTAAAGTGGATATGCTAAAGTGGATATGCTAAAGATGTAACTTTATGCCAAAAAGATTTAATACAAGATCAATTTCGATAATATAATGAAACAAGACCATATGTTAAAATCGTTAATATAATACACTATGTTTTAACTAAAAGTTATTGAATACGCGAAAATGTGTGACACAGGAGAATTTTACCCTTTTGGTAAGATTGTACTCTTAGGAAACGGAAAGATAAAACATCGTATTATTTGCGAGTTACAAGGTATAGAGCCTACTCCTTACATTGAATTGGATAAGCCTGTATCTTACATTATTCGAATAGGAAATGAAGATACCATTATTTGGAATACACCAGATATACCAGACATTGAATCTATGAAGACAGAACTAAGTCGCAGCACAGTGGCTTTCATAATTTTAGCTGAGAGTCAAGACACTTACGATAAAAAATATGATTTTAGTATTTTTATGGAAAAGGTAACTATGTTTAGATTTATTTATGGAAGAATAGATCCAGACGTATCTGACATTCTAGACGTAATCAGTGAAGGTCTCTGATATCGTGCATGAATACGCACTAAACACGTCTTTAAAAAATATTAACTAATATTTTACACTTTTACTCCATCTTTTCTCCTTCATTATCTAATTCGATATCAAATGTCATAGGAAGATCGATGGTGATAGAATAACTATTACCACACATACCTATAATTGTATTCAGACTGGCCATTACGCCTTCTTCACATAGTCGAAGAAGAAAGTATTTAGCGTATATCTCATTTTCCACTGGTACATCAAAAGTCTTGCTAAAAGGATTATTCTCTACTTCACTTTTAACACTTTTGATGAATGTGTTATATTTTCCATTTAGAAGGTCCTTCCTAATCTGCTCTACCTCCTTAGTCAAATCGATAGTTCTGGCGTTTTCTGACATTTTGGATTAATGATGTTGTCTATTTTTAACACAACTATATAATTTATAATGTGAACTTTTTGACAAAGATAAAAAAGTTCGAACATGATGATACTACTATCATGATTATACTAGTATATGAGGTATTAAGTAAACACCTCATAATGTATAAATCTTTTATACAAAATTGAATACATAATTTTTGTATTTTAATCAAAGTACTTAACAGTGTCATATAATTGCTCAATTATAGAACAGATCCAGACGTTCATATCTAGCTAACTTGAATACAAAGTTTGTATAAAGGATATATCCTTTATATAATGGGAAATTTTATATCTATCTTTTCTAATATTGAAGATGTACAAAACTATTGTGATATGTGTGGTGTAAAAAATAATTCGCGATGTAGTAGTTGTTGCGATATCATTTGTGATAACTGTTATATAATACATATAGAAAATTGTACATTGTGATAATATATTAACTAATATATTAAGTTTTTTAGGATTTCCACTTTAGCTTTCCACTTTAGCTTTCCACTTTAGCTTTCCACTTTAGTATTCCTCTTTAGTATTCCTCTTTAGTATTCCTCTTTAGTCCACACCAGTTCTGTATACCTTCTTTGAGATTACGTCTTGATAGTCGCAAGGTAACTTACTACACTGTCCTTCAGCGTGATATTGCTTGACAACATCCGATTTTCTTCTAACACTTTCATAGAAACGATGTTCTACGTACTTGTTACCAGATAGAGTAGCAGTATATACAATCTTAATTGTAGGTTTAGATGTAACGGAGTCCCGGAAGACCCGGCCACTTGCCTGAATTGTATTCTTGGTATAGAAGCAGGGAGGTATTAGTATCAAACGTGGATAACTACCATCCGGAGATGTATCGTGTAAGTCAATACTCTCACCTCCAGTAGTTAGAGTAGCTACAATGACTCTAGAATCAGCATTGTGAGCCTGGAAAGCGTTTATGCTAACATCGCGCATAGCTGTACTCATACATCCTTCAATACGAACAGGATTATATTCGATCAAAGCATCACATAATTCATCCATAGTATCCAGATATAACACCATAATAGCTACTTTACCGTTAGGATTCTCTTCTAACCACTCTTTAGCCAGTTCGAGGTATAGAGGTCTCTTGACCTTCTCCAAAGCTTGCTGTATAAGTGTCAAAGCTGCCATATTACTAGTATCTTCTACTATATGTGTGAATTCAGATATAACCTTCTCTTCACCTCCACCTCCATTTATAATAGTCGTTATAGTATCTGATGCATGCTTAGATACCTTACAGAAATAGTTATTATAGACTGGAATAAGATCCGTATTGTTAACAAAGTCAGGATTACATGAAAATACAATATACTTTCTAATATATTGTAGAAAGAGGTGACCAGCTATAGCATTGACAATGCTATGTGTTGATCTACCTTTGAGATACTTAGCATTAGTAACAGTATTCTTGTCTTCGACTGATATACGCTCAAAAGAAGCAGCCAGATCATATACACCTTGCAATCCTCTAGTATCATATGTTTTAGTACTTCTATTATATTCTGCCAAGTGAGTACCATTAGTCATACCTAACAAATACAAATGCATAGGTATATCGGATAGATTATCACAAGGTGTATAAGATAGTGCTAATATTCTACTTGGACATTCATACAACATAATAGGTCTAGTATTGGCAGCTGTAGCGAATGTTCTCTGAGATGGTTTCTGTAGTTTATGGAATTCGTCTAGAATAAACACACACTTGTAGTTCCAAACTAGTTCGTTCCAGACATCGCTAGGTTCAAAGTCATAACCAACGCCTCCACCTTCTCTTTCACGTTGTATCTTAGTAGTGTAAGGCTGTTTGTCGCTAGGAACTCCTACACTACCACAGTATTTCCATCCTTCGTATGTAACACAATAGATACTACTAGGATGAAACACTAGAGATAGTACATCACGCCATTTACTAAGAGAAGACTTAGGACCTAACACAAATACGTATTGTGCGCCATACAGATAAGCAGCCATGGCACCCATGTAAGTCTTACCACTACCTGTTTGAGATGAGATAATAGCAGGTCTCGCATCTTCCCAGACATCAAGTACCTTATGTACACAAGGTATCTGATACTCTCGAAGCTGTATTGGAAGATCATCCTCTCCAAACTGTGAACTGTCCGGTATACCGGAAGTATAGTCTATATCTGCCATGATAGTTTATAGTCTGGCCACCACAATATTTAGTAGCAAAATAAGTAAATATATAATCAATTTTGATCTGATTAAACACTTTAAAAAAAAGAGAACTTAAACTATTAACTAATAGTTTAATATAAGTGTATACATACCATTGTTATAAAATAAGAACATAGTACTAATTAATGAGAATAAACGATTTATATACAGTTTCCACACATGAAAGAATAAGCCGTGTGTATATACTTAAATATAATATAAGTCAATATTTAATCAATTTCAATCTAGTTTATCATATTCGAAGAATACTTTTTCGAGGGCATTTTGTGTATACACCGGATAACCTTTGATATGTCTCATTTGTCTTAACGTTTGGCCTTTAGAGTTTGAGCAATGTATACTTCCTGTGTATAATATTTTACGACATATCATAACGATATCATGTATGTTGTCCGTATGTTTGTAGTATTCTAAATCGTTATCATATATAACACTCAGCCTATTGACAGCTTCTCTAAACGAATCCATATCTAACCATATTCAGATGTTACTAAATAAAACTGATATAAAATTTCAATTTTAGTTATCTTAAACATAAAGGATTTACTTCAAAAATGGACAACCAAAACAAGAAACCTTACTATAAATCTAAACCTAAGAAATACTCGTATCTAGACGAAGATGGAAATTCTCTATCTGCAGCTGGAATACTACCATATGACGAAAAAGGTATTTGGTTAATAGGTGAGAAAGGTAAAAATGCCGTTTTATATACAGATATAGGAGGACGTTATGAATATCACGACTGCGATATCTATCAAACTATTTCGAGAGAATTTAACGAGGAGCTATATCATAGCGTTGAGATCACCAGATCACAAGTAGAAGAACTGTATCCTAAATCTAAGAAATTATACTTGAAAGGTCCCAAAGGAGATATAGTATATGTCAGTCTGCTCATTCATGTAGATACATTAGCAAAATTAGACATCCATTTATCTCCAGATAGATTTTCTCAGTGTAGAGATAAAGTTGTAAAAGCAAACTCTAATGTTCCCGATAAACTATATGAATCTGTAGAGTTAAAATACTTTACTTATCCAGAAATAGAAATGGTACTTAAGAAAAATACAGTCTCGACACGATTACGTAAAATATTAGCACAATTTAATGATAAATACGAATAATAGCAAGAATACATAGGAATAATAGCAAGAATACATAGGAATAATAAATAGGAATGGATTATTTTGCTATCTATGTCATTGGAGCGTCAATACTACTACTTATATATGCATATTATTTAATGTATGATGGGCGAAATACTACCAATTTCGCTATCAGAATCATAATATCGGTATTATTAGCTTTTATTATTTTTCTGTGTGGCTTGCTCAATACTGACAACGTCTGGTTAGTTATAACACTATCATTGATATCTATGTTTACGTATATTGTACTGGTTACCAGTGTAATACATGAAGATGATAGTGAAGCCTATAAGATATTTAAGGCCATGATTGTATATGTTATCATATTGGTAGTAGCAATAGTCTTATTGGAAGTATATAGTAAAATACATAATGACGATATACAAAGTTCTACTATATCAGTGTAAGTATAATCTATTAGTTAATAGGTTATTAGTTTATGGAAGGCTTTCAGAAAATAGAAGGATTACTACTCAATCCATCATGGATAATATGACGTTCAAACACTTATATGTCTAGGATCATTAAATCTTAATCCTCATTACAATGAATGAAAAATTTGATATAATTTATTAATTAATAAATTATCATATTAGTATCTTACTCCTCTTCTTCAGCAGGTTCTTCTGCCATGTCTTCATCTTTCTCTACACCACGTCTATCTCCCAACTCGTAATCGTCATATTTTCCTATTTCGAAACCCATATCCATGGCTTTGACACGATCGGTTTGTTCCATAGGATAAATCTTATCGTCTTTGGCATCATAAATACCGAAGGCCACAGTTTCATCATTCTTATCATGGAAGACTAGATAGCTATTGGGTTCATAACAAATATTCTCCAATCCTTCGATTTCGAGCAATTCCAATTCTTCTTCTCCACTTTCAGCTGGGGGTGGAGGAGGTGGTGTTCCTCGACCGGCACTAGCACCGTAAGGATTGCGTCGGCTTGGTGGAGCTCCAGGAGCGACATTTCCGAGGCCAGGCGCGCGAGGAACTCTCTGAATTTGAGCTCCTGATGGTGCGCGTGGTGCTTGTGCTGGCCCACGTCCAGGTGCACGTTTAGGACCGGAAGATGCAGTAGGCGTAGTCTCTAAAGTTATATCTACAATGACTTCATCGAAGGATAATCCTAAACGTGCTGCGGACTCGCGAGCAATATCATTGAAGCTCTTCTTCTTCACACAGGCTTTGCAGAAGTAAACATTAGCGTTGGCTTTCTTACCGCAGGGCATGTTAGGCCTGGTTTTAGAGTTCTTCAAGATAAACTGACACCCGTTCTTTTCATCGATTTCTACCTTAGAAGATCTAGCAGTAGACGCTTTAGCCAATGCTGGGGCATAATTGCCGACTGGCAGTTGAAGGGCCCTATCGGCCAATTCGTCGACAGAAATATCAAATCCGTGTTCGTTCTTAAGATAATCACAGATGGAAGGTAGAGTGAACTGTTTGAGCTCCATAACTCTAATCTCTGCCAACTTGTCTAAGGTAGACATTCCACCATTGGAAGATGGACTAGGTCCGACTGATGATGGAACCCCTACAGTCCTCTGAGGTCTACCTCTAGAGGCAGGGGAAGGAACAGCTCCACGTCGAGTAGCCATTGTGAATATGAGTAAAAGAATCTAAAAGATAAGATACTATACGATTTGTTGGTTGATGTATTTAAACTAAAAAATAACACAACATTTGATCAATTTTAGATGATCCGTTTTTTACAAAAAAGTTAGGTTTTTACCAAAAAGTTAGGTTTTTACCAAAAAGTTAGGTTTTTACCAAAAAGTTAGGTTTTTACCAAAAAGTTAGGTTTTTACCAAAAAGTTAGGTTTTTACCAAAAAG